GATTGTATGGATTTCCTAGTGAGCTTAGAAGCCGGAACTCTATAAGCAAGTTCGGTTTTTGGCCGATCCATACCGTCCTGGATAGGTTTGAAGAAAAACGGATAGTTAACTGAGATTGGGACAACCTTGTCGGTAAACATCTTTTTGGCATCAGCACCTGTTTTTGATAAAATACCAAATCTGGCGTCACTTGATATGGTTGCCATGTTGACAGTTTCACCGGATGCCATAAATGAAAACCCACTCCGTCTATTCTTGAGGTAGCACATTCCGTAGCTTCGAGTATCAGCTTTGCAGGCTTCCCAGAATATAAAGAAGAGTCTATTTGCTTCTCTATAGTCAGGGTGTCCAACATCAATCTTTGACCACTGCAAGTACATGTAATGAGTACCAGTAATATAAGTTGGTACATCTTTGTTGTAAAACCAATATCCGTTTTCACGTCTGTTAAATTCTTCGTCAATATAACCTTCCCACTTTGCTTTAAACTCGTCCGGATAGGTTTGCCAGTCGAATATACTCTTTATATTTTTAAGCTCCTTAGGGTAGTCCGAAACAACCCATTTGTTAGGTCCCTTTTTTAAGGTTTTAGGCTCAGGCGGCAATGCTATACACAAATTTTGTATTTCAATGATCTGACCTATCTGACCTGTTTTGCTTATTACAACAATATCGTGTTCTTTATTGTAACCGTATTTCCAAGCCTTAGACCTGTTTAAACGGTTTATAGTTGTAAACTTTACTGGTTCTACAACTTTCACTAAGTTCTGCTCGTACATTACTTAGATCTTTTTTCCGCAAACCCTGAGAACGTTTTCTTTTGTTCTTCTTCTTTAGGCTTGTTTTCAAGAATACGCTCTTCTTCTTCAATACGCGTAAGTATTTCAAAAGCATCAAATATTGCTAGCTTTTTAGTCGCCGCTGCGTTTTTTAATCTATCAGCAGATACATCATCTTCAGTGTTAGTAATGATTTTTTCTTCCGCTACTTTGATTAACTCATCAACTGCTTTGCGACCAGCTAGGATTATATTCTTCTTCGTCTCCTTGGTATTCATATTTAATTGTAATGTCTTCAGAGCACACTCTATATAAACGCTCTTTTTCTATATTAAATTCGTATTCGCTTCCGGGTTTAAAGCCAACAAGCTGCCCTATTTCAAAATCTTTATCCGCGTATTTTATAATACCTATCGCTTGCTTTTCTTTTTCTAAAGAAAATGAATTTTTATTTACTAAAGGTTTAATAAAACAAAATCCATCTATACATTTCCATTCTGCGTTATTTTTATAAGCGTATATTTGGCTCGGTTCTGCAAAATATAAATTTTCGTTATAATACGATCTGCTATTTTTTTCTACACCACGTATGTCTCTAAATCTACGAAATACGTTATGGTGTAATATTACTTCATCGCCCACATTTATATTTGTAGCTGTAGCGATTGGTAAAGCGGTTATAACACCTAACCTACTGGTATATTCATGGTTTTGAACTTCTGTATTTAAAAGCAGCTCTTTACCGTCTATATCCTTTCTGCTGGTAAACCTAGAGCTTTTAGGTTTAACCATAAAGTTAAAGACGCTTTTCATTAGTATTTTAAATCATACTCCGCAGAGATAGCCATGTTTTTATTAAAGTCTTTCCACGGCATTACCTCGTCGCCTTTTTGTATATATATAGAATACTTATGTTCTTCTTCTATAATATTTACAATAGTATGGCCACCGTAAACCTCTTGTCCAACTGAGTAGTGCATCGCGTCGTTTTTATAATCACGACCTACACTTATTTTTCTTATAATTTGCATTTAATTTAATTTTATATTTATTCTATTCTTCTGAATCTGGCCACCAATCCGATGGCAGCGAATCTAATTCTTCAAACTCAGCAGTATAATCTTTATGTTTTACTATTGCAAAATCAACACCGTTAGGGTGCGACATTACTTCCGCCCAGTTGTTTGTAAACCCGGTATAGTTTTTCCCAGCATTAACAGTCTCGTTATACGCTACTAACTCTTCTTTATTTTGTGAAATATAAAACATAATTAGAATACTTCATAATGTTCGTTCATTGCTGTTCTAATAGTAGCTGCGTTTATATTGGCTATTTTTGTATCGCCGCTAAATCTAAAAAATTCATATATAGCGCCGCCGTAAGGACTTCCTGTTGAACCTAGCTCTTCAAATCCGCTGCTACCACTTGTTGAACCCCAGCCTACGAGTTTATCTGTTCCGTTAACAAAGAAATTTCTTGTGCCGTTACTATCGCGACCAACATCAAGAATATTATAGTTAAACCCAGTATTTTCATTTATTGCGGCGTTACCACCATTTATTCTGAAAAGATACCTAAAACTTTGCACTAATATATTATCCTCGTCGCCCTGAGAATCGTAAATCCTACCAGTACTAGTAGGTTCTACCACCATAAAATGCTTAAATGCTTCCGTTGTGGCTATTTCATCACCTATGTCTAGCACATCATCGGTGTCGTCAAATTTTACATAAGAACGAGAATTGCTGTCTTTTACATGCGCCCCGGCTTCGTAAATTGCAGGCTGTTTGGTACTTGTTGCCTGCACAGCGTCTCTGCTATTACCGCTTTGATCGTACCATTTAGTTACAAAACCATTTTTATTAGAACAGTGACTGGCGATAAGATCAGTATTTAACGACCCATCGCTATTAAAGCCAATATCTATTTCAGCATCATCTTGAGATCTGCGTATTCTAATAGCGCTACCTTCGTATTCGGCTCTTAGTTTTCTTAAAGAATAAGCAACGTCTGTAGTATATCCAGCGTCATGAGTTTCATCAAGTATGCCCACAAACCGCGTTAACACAGGGCGTTGAATATTAACCCTAGCTCTTACTCCAATTTTCATTACGATATAGCTAAAATATCAGACGCGTTTTCATTAGCGGTTCCAGAAAAGTTTCTTACGTGCTTTACAGCAATAGGTAAAAAAGTTCCACTTTGTATATTTTTAAAAGTTACTTCTGCACCGCCCCCGGCCATTGTTATTTTTAAAGCGCCACTGGTTCCTACGTATAATGCAGCGCCTTTTAAATCAGTGGTTAAAGTCCCTGCGTTATGAGCCTCCGGGGTTACACTAACCGCCTCTGTTGCAAAGCCTGTTGTTGTTATATTTGCCATTTTATATCTTTATTTTTTAATTAACATTTCCACCTGCGGCGTGCTGCGCAAATACGTTTTTTAGGGGTTTTCTTACAATTAATATTGTGCATTTCCATTTGCCCTTTTGAACGTGCACAGTAAGATGTACGTCTTTTACCGCCGCCAGGTTGAGGCGCTTTAAGATTACCGCCAGTTTCTTTATTATAAGCTTTACGCCCAGCAGCAGTCATACCTGCACCTTCCTTAGCAGATAAAAAATGGCGACCCTTACCTCTTGTTGTTTTGCGTAGCTTTTTAGTTGGTGAATCTGGACACCCGCATCCGCAGCTACCACCACTGCCTCTTGCTTTTTTAGTAATTGGTAAGCCGTGCATATTATTATTTTTTAAGTTTTGTATCTTGTAAACGATAAGCCTCTTCTTCCCATTCAAGCCCAGTGCTGCCTTCTTGCATATTAGATCTTAAATAAACTCTCGCTGGAGAATGTTTATTCTTTTTCCAGGTAACCGTTTTATCATCATAATCCAGTCTACCTTGGTTCATTTGATCTAAATGCACTTTTTCGTGCGCTATAGCTTTTTCAGCAATCTCGTCGCTAGTTCCTTTATTTATAAAAATGCTACCGTCCTTATTAGCTTCCGCGACAATACCTGGGCCTAGGTTTTTTTCAAACACAGGTACACCGTGTTCTGAAAATTTATGCAGTCCGAATATTTCTTTTGTGCTTTTAAGCTTAAACATTATCTATCTTTATCTTTAATCATATCGTCTATAGCTTTATTATAAACTTTATCAGTATATGATTTATTTTTATAAAACTTACTTGAAGGACCTATAGGTAAATCTTCGTAACCCAGCATAACATTGTACATGCGTGTAATCATTCGTTTACCTTTACTTGAAACTTTAAATACACTGTACTTTATTGTTGTTCGGTTTCTGTGACGCCAAACGTCTATCCAGTCGTTTTGCCGCAGCCTTTCCCACCGCTTTTTATCCCAAGCGTAGGTGTAAGTACCCTCTATAAAATCATTACGTGTAAACCGACCTTTGCAATCAAGATACATAAGTAACTCTAAGTCCGCGTCTAATATATCGTAAGTTTTACAAGCCCATTTTCTAACGAGCCTGTAATACTTAAACAAATTCATATCACGCAGATCCTCCGGTGTTAGCCTCATTCTACAATAACAACGTCGCCAAGATTAATAACGTGGTATAGTTCGTCATTCCATTCTATACCATGGCCAGCGTGTTTGTCATACCGAATGATATTACCAGGCGCTACACCTTGTACTTTATCACCAACACTTACAACTTCGGCTTTTAAATACCTAACATCTTTGTTTTGGTCTTCAGTAAGCTCGAGACCCCCAACTTTCCTGGGAGCCTCTTTAATTTTGCTAATAACTATAAAGTAATTAATTGCTTGCATTTTCAACGCGTTTGTTAGAGATTATACAATCTGCAGACATAATCGTTGTTGCCACGCTTACTGCATTTTTAAGCGCTGTTTTGGTTACCAGTACTGGATCAATAATACCAGCTTTAACCATATTTACAACTTTACCGGTTTTAGCGTCTATACCTTTAGTCTTGGTGACAATAGGTTCGTCAGGTGCAATACCCGCATTTTCCATTATAGTATTGAACGGTGCACGTATAGCACTTAATAACACCGTGTGCCCTGTACTTGTAGACTTAATTTTTTGTGAAGCATGTAGTAAAGCAGCACCACCACCAACTACTATGCCTTCTTTTAACGCGGCCTGCACAGCGTAGATTGCATCTTCAACACGGTCTTTCTTTTCTTTTAGCTCGACTTGCGAGTCAGCCCCAACATATACGATCCCGACGCTGCCTGATAGCATGGATAAACGCTGCTCGAGCTTGGTTTTAAAGAATGCGTTAGTTTCTTCGCTGATTTTTTTACGGACGTCTTCAATCCGCTCTTGTAATACTTCGCGATCTACGTTTGTTTGTAAAACTGTGTTTTTGTTATTTGTTACTGCTTTTACAGCGGACCCTAAAACAGAGGGGTCGATTAGGTCTAAATCATCGCCTAGTTCTTCATTAATAACTGTAGCTCCAGTTAATAAAGCTAAGTCTTCTATGGTATCCTGTTTTGTAGGCCCAAACCCAGGCACGTCAATAATATTGACTTTAATATTACCTTTTACCTTATTAGCGATTAACGTTTGGTATGGTTGTTGCTCCACGTCCGCTATAATAAGCAGTGGTCTATTATTTTTAATAGCGAATTCTAATATAGACTGTATACGTCTAATATTAGGTATAGGGGATGTAACAATAAGAACTAATGGATTTTCTAATTCAGCTATACCTTTATCTTTGTTTGTTACAAGATGCGGTGACTTAATGCCTGAATCAAATTGTGTGCCCTCAACAAAATCTACATACGTTTCATTTGTTTCAGACTCTTCCATTAAAACGATACCATCTTGTCCAGCTTGGCTGAAAGCTTCGCCAATCTTGTCTCCGAGCTCTTTGTCATTGTTACAGCTAATGTATGCAACTTGCTGCAGCATTTGATCAGCAACCGGAATACTGGAATCATCAAGATATAAAGCGATTTTTTTAGCACAGTCTTCAATGCCTTCTTTAATGCTTCTAACTTCTGTTTCATCTTTTAGTTTATTGTATTCTGTTAAAATAGCATGAGCAAGCACAGTAGCCGTTGTGGTACCGTCGCCTGCTTCACGCACTGTATTTGCAGCAGCTTCCTTAATTAAGGTAGCGCCGATATTCTCGACCGGATCGTGTAAGACTACGGATTCTGCTACCGTAACGCCGTCTTTTGTGATAACCGGTCGGCCCAGAGCGTCTTCGTAGATTACGCATTTACCTGAAGCACCTAAAGTAGACTTCACTGCATCTGTCAACTTATTGACGCCGGACATAATTTTTTCGTTGGCCGTTTGACCAAACGTAAGATCTTTAACGATCTCGCTAGGATTGTGGTATTGCATTAGATTGAATTAAATTAAATTGTTTTTTTTTTACTCGAATGTTTTAATAACTTTT